GTTGTTGTCATGTCCTCTGCACAGGTTGGTAAGACTGAAATGACGCTAAACATGATTGGCTATTACGTTCATAACGACCCAAGTCCGATGTTAGTGATTCAGCCAACTTTGGATATGGCTCAAACGTTCAGTCGTGACCGGTTAGCGCCGATGGTCAGAGATACGCCAGTGTTGACTGAGTTAATTCAAGACTCAAAATCACGGTCATCGGGAAATACTATCTTGAAGAAAGGTTTTCCGGGAGGACACATCACAATGGCTGGGTCAAACAGTCCGGCATCATTAGCATCACGACCGGTCAGGTTAGCTATCTTTGATGAAACGGACAGATTTCCAATATCCGCCGGAACTGAGGGTGATCCAGTAATGTTGGCAAGTAAACGGACGAACAACTTTGCTAACCGCAAGATAATTATGGTGTCAACGCCAACCATTCAAGGTGCATCGAGGATCGAAACGGCTTATGAGAACTCTGACCGGCGTGTTTTCAAAGTGCCGTGTCCACATTGCGGTGAGTTTCAGCAGTTGAAGTGGTCAAATGTGAAGTTTGACAAGGAAAATCCAAGTGCTGCTTTTTATGTTTGCGATAAATGTGGCGTGGTTATCGAGCATTCGGACAAAACGGCGATGGTTAGGCAAGGAAAATGGGTCGCTACGTTGAAAAGTGGCAAGGTCGCAGGGTTCCACTTGTCAGAATTGTACTCACCGTGGCGCACATGGGGCAACATGGCTGAAGATTTCCTGTTTGCTAAGAAAAACAGAGATACTTTACAGGTTTGGATCAACACAGCACTTGGAGAAACGTTTGTAGAACATGAGGGGGATGGTTTGGAATACGAATATGTTTATACGAAGCGAGAAGAATACGAGTTTGATCCGTTACCGGAAGAAGTGCTTGTTATTTCGGCTGGGGTGGATGTACAAGGGGATAGGGTTGAGGCCGAAGTGTTAGGTCATGGCTTAAATGAGGAAACTTGGTCGTTAGGTTATTACAAAGTTCCCGGCGATCCGGGTCTTGGCACGACTTGGGATGCTCTGGATGACATTTTGAGCCGCAAATTCAACCATCCGTCCGGTATTCAACTGTCTGTGGCGGCAACTTGTGTCGATTCCGGTGGTCATCACACGCAAGCAGTCTACGATTATACGCGCAGACACACGAATCGCTTTGCAATCAAGGGTGCGAGCCAATCAGGCAAGCCATTAGTGGGGAAACCATCGAGGACGAACAAGGGTCGGGTTGCTTTATATCCAATTGGCACTGATGCGGCTAAAGATTTGATCTATTCGCGACTGAAAATTGATGAATTTGGTTCTGGTTACTGCCATTTTCCAATGTCTTACGACAAAGATTACTTTAGAGGACTTTGTTCTGAGCAAAAAGTCAGAAAGTTCGTAAAAGGCGTGGCGCGGATGGAATGGAAGAAAACGAGAACACGAAATGAGCCGTTAGATTTGCGAGTTTATGCGATTGCGGCTTTTAGATTGTTAAATGCCAATATGAAAGCCATTTCTAAGAAAATTAATGGCGAAAAAGATGAAGAAGTAGTCATCGAGGAAAATATCAAGATTGTTGCTCAAGAGCATGAGTTAATTCCGGCGCAAATGCCGCACAGACGGCGTGGCAGAACGAAGCGAGGGGGTAATTTTGCTAAACGGTGGTAAAACTGCGACTTTTAGGGACGCGATGCGACTTTTAGGGGAGCAACGCTCCTTTTATGGGAGCGAATATAAATAGCGTACCTCATTTTGATACGCACATACCACACGCTATGGTTGGCAGTCAATGGGTGGCAGTTAAATAGTTGGGCGATTACGTTTCGCCTAATTCGCTCAACTTTACTTCAACTTTAAGCCGGACATATCAAGACAAATGTCCGGATTTGTCCGTGTCTGTCCGGTTTTCATTAGTTCTACACCAAGGGGTAGACGAACAAAAACGGCATAAATTATTTCATTTCTATGCCTTGATAACTCCACTAAGTGTCAATAACTCCACTAAGTGTCAAAAAAACACGCTTAAATGCAGAATTCTGCACTTAAGACGAGCAGATAAGATTTTGTGTTAAGAAAGTAGCGATAAGATTTTGTCTGTTTTTTGTATCCCTAGTGTCAATAATTTGACACTTATCGGAAATACAGCTTCAATCGCCACAAATGGCAAATTTATTCGATATTTCAAATTATCCAGATTCCGAACCCTACGAATTCATTGTTGGCGACAGAGTTACATGGAAACGCACTGACTTAGGCTCAGATTACTCAAATTCTTCTTATACCCTGTCCTATCGGGCGCGGTTAGAGTCGTTAGGGTCAACGACATTCTCAATAACGGCAACTGCATCCGGTGATGATTATAAAGTTGAGTTAGCGTCAGCAACCACCGCAAGCTATACCGCTGGTCGTTATCATTGGTCAGCTTTTATCACGCGAGATTCAGATTCGGAACGAATACAACTCGATTCCGGCACGTTTGATGTAAAAGCGAACAAAGCAACATCAACCGCAGACCCAAGAACCCATATTAAGAAAGTTCTCGATTCGATTGAAAGCGTCATCGAGGGCAGAGCAAGTAAAGACCAAGAAAGTCTGTCGGTCGAGGGGATGACACTCAGTCGAACCCCAATTGAAGATTTATTGGTACTGCATAGCAAATACAAGGGGATGTACGTCCGAGAGCAACGCGCAGAGCGGATGCGGAACGGCAAAAACCATTCTGCTAAGATTTTTACGAGGTTTTAATGATGTTTTTTGGCAAAAAGTCACGTTCTCAACCTGTAGAAGTCAAAAAGCGCAAGAAAACTATCCGCAAGATTAATAATCGTGGTTTTGCCGCTAGTGAAGAAGAACATTTCCTATCTGACTTCAAAGGCACATCACTATCCATTGATGCTGAATTAACCAACGGATTACGCAAAATGCGTATGCGCTCAAGAACGTTGGCGCAAGATAATGATTACGCTAGAAAGTATCTGGCGATGGTCAAAGCAAACGTGGTCGGTGCAAGCGGCATTATCTTACAAGCAAAAACAAAAGATGCGCGTGGCAAGCTAGATAAAGCAGATAACGACTATATCGAAAAGGCGTTCAAGGATTGGGGTCGGTTTGACAATTGCACGATGAATAAGCGCCTGTCATGGTGTGATGTTCAAAACCTATTCATTGAAACAGTCGCTAGGGATGGCGAAAGCCTGTGTGTTATCCACAACGGCAAAGATTTAGAGTACGGAATAGCATTGCAAATGGTCGATATTGACCTGTTGGATGAGTCTTACAATTTCCGTCTGGACAATGGCAACCAGATTCGCATGGGTGTCGAACAAGATCAATTCGGAGCGGCGGTTGCTTATCACTTATTAACCGATCATCCGGGCGATGACACTTATACGCACAATCATAAAAAATACATTCGCATAACCGCAGATAGGGTTATCCATGCTTTTCGTGCAGAAAGACCCAGCCAATCTCGCGGAATACCTTGGATGCACACCGCAATACGGCGATTGAATATGCTAGGCGGTATGGAGGAAGCTGAATTGATCGCATCGAGGGTCGCGGCTTCTAAAATGGGTTTCTTTACGTCACCGGAGGGTGATGGTTACGTTGGCGATGACGAGGAAGAACAGGGCGGCGCATTAATTTCTGATGCAGAGCCGGGGGTGTTTGAACAGCTTCCAGAGGGTGTCAGTTTTCAAGCATTCGATCCACAACATCCGGCAACAGCATTTGATTCATTCGTGAAAACAGTTTTGCGAGGTGCGGCGAGTGGACTTAACGTTTCTTACAATACGTTGGCAAATGATTTGGAGGGGGTTTCGTTTTCATCTATTCGCTCTGGAACTCTTGAGGAACGTGACCAATGGAAACAAAAACAAACGTGGATGATTGAGCAATTCTGTATGCCTGTTTACAAGGCGTGGCTCAGTAGCGCAATTCTGCATGGCAAGCTGAAACTTCCGGCAACCAAAATAGATAAGTTCAGCGAAGTGACATTTCAATCGCGTGGTTGGGCGTGGGTTGATCCGGCTAAAGATATTGCGGCAAATGCGGCTAGTGTTGAATTAGGCGTGACCACTCGTTCTGATATTGCGGCATCACAAGGTAAGAATTTAGAAGATATTTTTGAGCAGTTGAATAAAGAGAAAGAACTTGCCGCTCAATATGGAATTATTTTAGGGGAGCAAAATGAGCAAGCGCAAAACGATTGAAGCAACCTCGTTTCATCGAGGATTTGATTTAGACAGAAGTGCAATTTCTGTTGACGAAAGAACTGTTGATTTGGCTTTTTCATCTGAAGAACCAGTTGAGCGATGGTTCGGTAACGAAATTTTAGACCACTCTGAAGCATCTGTTGACCTTGGTCGGTTGCAGAGCGGTGGAGCGGTTTTAGTCGATCACGACCACAGTGACCACGTAGGGGTTGTTGAAACGGCTAACATTGATGGCGACCGTAAAGGTCGTGCAAGGGTGCGGTTTGGAAACAGCATTCGGGCAAATGAGATTTGGCAAGATGTGGTTGACGGTATTCGGCACAACGTTTCTGTTGGCTATCGGATTAACACAATGAAATTAGAGGATACCAATAAAGAATCCGGTTTGGAAACATATCGGGCGACTTCTTGGAGTCCATTCGAAATTTCGTTTGTGAGTATTCCGGCAGACTCAGGTGTTGGTGTTGGAAGAAATGATGAGGTTGACGAAAAACGGTCAATCACAATTGAAAATTTATATGAGGAAAAAGAAATGACTGAAGAAGTTAAATCTGCGCCGTTGACTGTTGATGTTGATGCAGAACGCGCACAAATACGCAAATCTGAGATGAAGCGCATTGGCGAAATCGAGGCGTTAGGGAGCAAGTTTGACGCTAAAGACGTTGCTAGAGAGTTCGTTCAATCTGGCAAGTCTGCTGATGATTTCAGAGTTTCATTGTTGGCTAAAATTGGTGATGCAAAACCAGTGGTTGAGTCACCTGAAATTGGCATGACCGAAACTGAAGTTCGTGAGTTCTCATTCATGAGAGCAATCAACGCTTTGGCTAATCCAAATGATAGACGCGCAAGAGAAGCGGCGGCATTTGAATTTGAGTCGTCACGCGCGGCTGGTGATCGTTACGGAAAAGACCCACAAGGAATTATGATTCCTGTTGATGTTCTTCGTGGACAACGTGACTTGAATGTTGGCACTGCAGCGGCTGGTGGTCATACGGTGGCGACTGATCTGTTAGCTGATTCGTTCATCGACAAGCTAGATAATGCAATGGTGGCAACACGCGCCGGAGCAACAATCTTGCGTGATCTCCAAGGCAATATCGCCATTCCACGACAAACTGGTGGAGCGTCAAGCTATTGGGTTGCGGAGTCTGGTGCAATTACTGAGTCTGCGGCGGCGTTTGACCAAGTGACCATGAGTCCTAAGACTGTGGGTGCTTTCTCTGATATTAGTCGTAAATTGTTACTGCAAAGTTCTATTGATGTTGAAAACTTTGTTCGTAACGATCTTGCGCTAAGACTTGCTTTAGCTATCGACAATAAAGCGTTTGAGGGTGATGGTTCTAGCAACACTCCAACAGGTGTTGTTAACGCTGCTGGTGTTGGTTCTGTTGCATTTGCATCTGCTACTGCTGGCGCGGCAACGTGGGGCGAAATTATTGATATGGAAAGCGAAGTTTCACAAGACAACGCTTTATTAGGTAATTTGGCTTATATCACTAATGCGGCTCAGATGGGTTATCTGAAACAAACTAAGAAAGATTCTGGTTCTGGCATCTTCTTGGTTGAAAGCGGAGAACTTAATGGCTATCCGGTCATGGTTTCAAATCAAATCTCAACGGCTGGGCAAATATTGTTCGGTAATTGGGCAGACTTGATGATTGGTTATTGGTCAGGTGTTGACATCAATGTTGATGCAAGCACTGGATCAGCAAGCGGCACATTAAGAATCGTTGCTCTGCAAGATGTTGATGTTGCGGTTCGTCACGGTGAGTCTTTCGCTAAAGGCGTTTAATCTGAACACCCCTACTTCGTGGCTCGGTGCGGAGTAGGGTGATTTTGGAGTTTATATGAAAGTTAAATTTTTACAGACAACATCATTTATGCGGATTAGGCATCAAGCTGGAACGGTGGTTGATTTGCCATCAGCAGATGCAGATAGGTTAGTTGCGAAAGGTTTGTGCGAGAAAGTGTCGTCACCTAGAAAGAAGAAAGATTGATAGGCAACAATGGCATTATTTTCCGACAACGATTTAGCTGAGTTCGTAGATTTGGGCGCATTAGGAACGGCGGCAACGTATAGCAATACAACCATCAATGTTGTGTTTACGGATAATTACGTTTCGATTACTGGCGGCACTGTGGATATTGAGGGAACATATCCTGTGGCATTATGCCGCACCGTTGATGTGAGTGGAGTGGCGCACAATTCAGCCATAACGATTAACAGTATTGGCTATGTGGTGATTGGTGTTCAACCCAACCCCTCTGCCGGTACAACAAAATTGATTCTGAATAAATCATGAGTCATTTAAGACAACAAATCAGGGAGCGAGTAGCCAGTACGCTAACCGGATTAACAACGACCGGATCAAATATATTCCAGAGTCGTATTTATCCAATGGAGCAAGCAAGTTTGCCCGGCTTAATTGTTTATTCGGTATCAGAAAGCACCGCGCCTGTCACGATGGGCGCAATAAGAGATATGGACGCAACGCTAACATTGGCAATTGAAGCGTATGCCATTGGCGCTAATCTGGACGACAGTCTTGATACGATCTGCAAAGAAGTTCAAGTAGCAATGTATGGCGATAGAACTGTTAATTCTTTAGCCAAAGATTTGCAACTGGATTCCACGACCATCGTATTCGCACAAGATAGCGATGTTCCAGCCGGATACGCGACCATGAATTGGTCGGTCAATTATCAGTTTGCAGAGAATAACCCAGAGGTTGCAATATGAAAATGCTTACGCCGGACGGTGTAGAAACAGATGTGCATGAATCTAGTGTTCAACGAAAATTGAATGCCGGATGGAAACTTTTTAAACAGGCAGAGGATGAAAAAGCCAACCCAAAGCCTTTAACTAACCCAAATAAAAAAGGAGGGTAAATTATGGCTACATACAAAGGTGATGGTGGACTGATGAAAGTTGGTTCAACAACGGTGGGTGAAGTTCTGAGTTGGAGCGTAGATCAACAGTCTGATGTGATCGAAGATACAGCAATGGGTGACACTGCAAAAACATTCGTTGCCGGACTGACTTCGTGGACAGGTTCTTGCGAAGCCATTCTAAGCGATTCAGATACAGGTCAGTTGTTACTAGACAATGGAAGCACACAAACTGCATTGGATTTTTACTTTGATAGCACAACTTCTGCTTACAAGGGCAATGCAATTGTGACAGGTATTTCATCGTCTGCCAGTATTGGCGACATGATTAAAGTGTCACTTTCTTTTCAAGGCACAGGGGCGATAACCACTGATCCTTGGAGTTAAACTGAATAAGCCTATGACTAGGGGAAACCCGAAACAATCAATGCCGAGGTGGTTTGTCATAGGCTTTTACTCGGCACTTAATCAACTCGGAGATGGTAGCAATGAGTACAGGAGATGCGATTTTAGCGAAAGCTACGCAACACTTTAAAGAACAACTACAGAATAAATCGGATACGATCAACGTATCTGAATGGGGCGAAACGATCCATTATCGTCCTATGAATGGAAAGCAAAGAGATGCGATTATCAAGCACGTTAATGACGGTCATTTGATGGAAGCATATGTCGAATCTATCGTGCTACGCGCTAGAGATGAAGATGGTAAGCTAATGTTTAAGCCAATTCATAGGCGCGAGTTGATGACGAAAGTCGACCCAGATATTCTTCAACGGATAGCGACTGAAATGAATACGTTGGACGCACTTCTTGATGAGGACGACACGGAGGAAGTAACCGCAAAAAAATCCTAGAATCTGACAATGACCTGTGGTTTTATTTCGCACTTGCCGAAATGTTACATAAATCAGTTTCCGAAGTCATGGAGTTTACATTGTCAGAGTTGGTGGGGTGGGTTGCTTACCTAGAATTGAAACAGGAGAGATCGCAAAGTGGCAACTAACAATAGTCAGGTTCGTTATTACATAACCGCTACAGACAAAACCGGAGCGGCGTGGAGAAGTGCGAATGGTCGAGTGCAACGCCACCGGAAACTATTAGGTGGATTACAAGCGCCGATTAAACGCGCGAAACTGGCTCTCGTTCAGTTTAATGCCGCTATCGGAGGGATCGCCGTAGGGGCAATTGCGGGTCTTACTGCGTCATTTGGGGCGCTCGGTAAAGCTGTATTCACAACCGGCATGAAAATGGATGCGTTCATGAACTCTATGATTGTTTCCACCGGCTCGATCTCATCAGCTAAACAAGAAATCGCTAAAATTAAGAATCTAACGGATACGTTGGGATTGAACTTCTTATCTACTGCTGACGCTTATAAGAAGTTTTCTATTGCCGCAAAAGAAGTGGGCATGGCTGGTGCAACTTCTGACAAGGTATTCCGGTCAGTCGCAAAAGCATCTGCCGCTATGGGTTTAAGTGCTGAAAATACACGCTTAACACTCAAGGCTTTAGAGCAAATGATTAGCAAGGGAACAGTTCAAAGTGAAGAATTGCGTGGGCAACTCGGTGAGCATCTTCCCGGCGCTTTTGGTATGGCGGCGCAAGCCATGAAGATCACGACAATGCAGTTAAGTAAAATGCTAGAGCAAGGCGAAATTCTCGCAATTGACCTGTTACCGAAACTTGCTGATGTGTTAGAAAATAAGTTTGCATCTGTTGCTGTTAGAGCATCGACCCAAGCCAGAGCGTCATTTGAACGCATGAAAAATGCTTGGGTAGACTTCTTGGTTGTCTTTGGTCAAACAGGTGTTTATGGGCAGATAGAAGATGCCATTAAAGGAATAACCGCAAGATTTAAAGAACTGGTCACTTTTATCAAGGCTGGTGAATTGGCTCGTATACTCAGTGCTATTCAGATTGAATTAGAACTTATCGAGATCGGCTTTCAAGAAATGAAAGTGTCTGCATTAAGTTTTGCAAAAGATACGATGGCTTCTTGGATGAAATTATCAAAATCAACAGGGTGGATAGATACTATTCAGGTTGCATTTTTAAATGTGATTGATACTGCGCTGTTAGCAATGGAAACGCTGAGTCGAGCAGTCAGTTTGTTTGCTAAAGTAATGGCAGATGAATTTGGGTTTTTGGCAAAACACACAAAACATTGGGCAGGAGTATTTGCAGAAGTAGCAGGCAACGCCTATGAGATGGCAACAATACTTGGCAAGCGACTTGTAGATGCGCTTGACGGCGCTAATTCTTCTATGAAGAAGATTGAGGGTGGTACGGAAGAATATAATAACGCACTGTCAGATACGATAGATGTAGCGACTACATTTCTTGGCGCACAGCGTAAACTCATTGCCGAACAAAAAGAAAGTATTGGTAGTGATGCTAAAAAACTCAAGAAATTGCAGGAAATGGAGGACAGTTATAACAGCCTAGTTAAGAGCGTAAATGAAGCGGAGAAGCATTTAGCTTTATTAAGAGAGTCGTTTAAAGTTGGTGGCTTTATTAATCAAGCTAAACACGCTTTATGGGAATATGACCAAGAGTTACAAAACCATCAAAACATCATGAAAGAAATGGGCAAGGAGGGATTTGGAGGATTTAATTTTGATGAAGAAGTGTTGGGTGGTTCGTTAGAAAAACCTAAATCATTACAGTTCTTTGATGATTTCAATAATAAACGATTCATGACGGAAATGAGGGAGATGAGTAGAGAAACTAAAGATATTACTCAACTTTCTGCTGATTTTATTGACGGATTCTCAACTGGCATAACGGATGAATTGGCAGAAGCGTTAGCGACAGGAAAAATGGATTTTGCTGACTTTGCCAGATCAATTTTGATGGACATTAACAAGATGATTATCAAGATGTTGGTATTCAAAGCGATCATGGGAGTCGTCAATGTTGTTGGTGGTATGTTTGGTGGAGCGGCGGCAGGCGCACCCGGAGCATCACAAGCGGTTGGTGGGCTTGGTCAAAGTTTAAATAGTGTAGCGGTCGCCGGTGCTGGTTCTGGGGCAGTCATGGCAAGTGGGTTTGAATCCGCAATGGGGATAGGTGGGAATATGCCTATCGACTTTAGTGGTGCGTTCGCAAAAGGTGGCTCAGTATCAGGTGGCAGAGCAATAATCGTAGGGGAGCAAGGTCGAGAAGTCTTTGTTCCTGATAGTGATGGGCAGATTATTCCTAACCATAACATCAATAAAACATCCTCTGGGCAAGGTAGTGAAAGCGGTGACACTATTAATGTCACTCTCAATTTATCAACAGGGGTTCAACAAACAGTTAGAGCAGAAGTCATGGGCATGATGCCGGTAATTACTAAACAAGTGAAAGGTGCAGTTGCCGAAGCTAGACAGCGTGGCGGTTCATTCAGTAGCCAAATGGGGGTCGCATAATGGCTATTGCCTATCCAGTTGATTTACCAGATACGACTTCATATCGTGAAGCACGAATGACAGCCAGAACAGTTGTTGGGGTAACAAAATCACCGTTTACAGGAGCGCAACAAGTCCAGAAACACCAAGGGCAATGGTGGGAATTTGAATGTTCATTAGTGCCGATGGTTCGGGATAATTCAGAAGATTGGATTGCTTTTCTGTTGTCATTAAATGGGCAAGAGGGAACATTTCTTTTGGGCGACCCATACGGTACAACACCAAGAGGGGCAGCAACTGGATCACCAACAATCAATGGCGCAAACCAGACAGGCAAGACATTAAATACTGACGGGTGGACGGTAAGCACGACTAATATTCTAAAAGCTGGGGATTACTTCCAGTTGGGTTCTGGCTCAAGCACAAGATTGCACAAAGTTCTAACTAACGCCACATCAGATTCAAGCGGCAGTGCGACTCTGGATGTATTTCCAGAGATTAAAACTGCTTATGTAGACAATACCGCTATCGTCACATCACATGCAAAAGGCGTGTTTAGATTACCATCAAATGAAATGGCTTTTGATTTAAAACAAGCCAGCACCTATGGAATCTCATTTGCCGCAGTAGGGGTCGTCTAATGGCTAGAGATTTACACGCTGATTTCGTAACTGAACTGGCAGAGGATGTGATTGCGCCCATCCTGTTAGCGAAAATAAACACTTCTGGTGGTGATGTTCGGGCATGGACAGGGTTGGGCACTCTATCTTTTGGTGGTGAAGATTATATCGGTGGTGGTAACTTTGTTAGCGTTTCTGAGTTGATGGAAACTAATGATTTATCAGCACAGGGAATGGCAGTATCTTTGTCTGGGATTCCGTCTGATTTATTAGCAACAGCATTGGGTCAGGTTCAACACGGTAGGGTTGCTACAATTTGGTTAGGCTTGATGGGTTCAGTGATTAGTAATGGTGTTTCATCGTTGGCTTTAATTAATGAGCCGTATGAAATATATTCTGGATTTACAGACATTACGACAATTTCTGAGCAAGGCGAAACAAGCACGATTTCAATCAATGTTGAGAACAGACTTATCGCTCTTGAAGTAGCGAAGATTCGCAGATATACACATGAAATTCAAAAGCAAGATTATCCTAACGACAAGGGGATGGAATTTGTTGTTGGACTACAAGATAAGTCATTTAAATTTGGAAGTTAGATGAGAATTGACGGTTGGGAAAAAGAATTTAACGCTTTTATTGAAAGTCGAATGCACACAGCATTTGAGTGGGGTGTTCACGACTGCTGTTTATTCGCTAATGACTCTGTTTTAACCATTACTGGCGTAGATTGTGCTGAGTTCTTTCGTGGTGAATATTCAGATGCCGATTCTGCCTATAAAAGAATGAAAGAATATTCTGGTGGCAGTGTTCCAGAGTGTATGGAAAAGTTCGCTGAAGAGTATGGGTTTGAAGAAGTTGGGATTAATTATGTCGGGCGTGGTGATGTGGCGTTATGTTCTGTGGAAACGCATATTGGTGGCATCTTGCCAACGCTTGGGGTTCTGGATGGTTCGGGGAAAATACTT